GGACATACGCAGACATTCACAGTGGCAGTGGCACTGGTCAACGGATTCGGTCTGTCCGGTGCTGACTCCTACCAGCTGCTCACCGAGTACAACACGCGCTGCCAGCCGCAGTGGTCGGAGCGAGAGATGATGCACAAGATACTGCAGGCCGAGAAGGTGCAGCACGACAGGCCCAAGGGCCACCTGCTGGAATCATCCGCTCCGGTCAGGAATGTGTCGCCAAGCGGCAAGTTTGTGGTGCAGCGTCACTCGGTGACCATCCAGCCCGAGGTCGCCACTGGATACGATGCCACCAAGAAGTTCCTTACGGCAGTATTCAAGCCCACGGACTGGGTCTGCATCACCAACGAGGCCAAGTACGACGATGACCGAGAGAAGTGGTTCCCCGCAAGTAGTGGGACGTTCATGCCAGTGTCCAAGTGGCTGGAGATGTTCCCGAGTAAGTTATGGGAGAAGGAGCAGGGCGCGTGGATTCGAATCAACTCTACCAGACCGGACAAGTTCGACGGAAGCGACAGCAACATCGCGGCCTATCGTCACGTCCTGATAGAGTTCGATGACGTACCAAAATCGGAACAGCTAGAAATCATCACGTCATGCAAGCTGCCAGTCTCATGCATCGTGGACTCCGGTGGCCGGAGCCTGCACGCATGGGTCAACGTGGACGCGCAGTCACGCGAGGAGTGGGAGCAGCGCAGGGATGCGGTGTACGACTACATGGCCGACTATTCTCCGTGTCCTTCAAACAAGAATCCGTCTAGGTTCAGCCGTCTGGCTGGTATCCTGCGCGATGGCGTGGAGCAGAAGCTCATCAGCCTCGGCACTGGACTGCCCAATTGGTCTGCGTGGGAGGAGTGGCGCGACTCGGAGGAGGTGGTGGAGCCGTCCAAGCCGAGTGACCTGCTCAACTACGACACGAAGCAAGACCCGAATAACCTGATTGGCAACAGATGGCTCTGCAAGGGCGGCTCGCTCACCATCGTCGGCCAGTCCGGTGTCGGAAAGTCATCCTTCGCGATGCAGCTCGGCATCACCATGGCACTGGGCAAGTCGTTCTTTGGCGTACGTCCGGTGAGGCCACTGCGGGTAGCATTTGTGCAGGCCGAGAACGACATGGGCGACATGGCCGAGGCATTTCAGGGAGTCATGGACGGCATGAAATTCGGGCACGAGGAGATGCAGGTACTTGACGCAAATGTCCGGTTCTTCGACGAGCAGGTGAAGACTGGCACGGAGTTCATCAAACTGGCTCGGAGCATCATCGTGAAGCACAGGGCCGACATCCTGATTGCCGACCCGCTGCTGTCCTACGCTGGGGACGACATATCGGAGCAGGCGTTCATGTCGCGCTTCCTGCGGAACGAACTCAATCCGGTGCTATCAGAGACTGGATGCGTCTGGGTCTGGTTGCACCATATGCCAAAGCCCAAGGGCGAGGCCCAGAAGGGCACTGTGAGCGACTTGGCGTACGCTGGGGCTGGCAGTGCCGACCTGACCAACTGGAGCCGCGAGGTGGCCGTCCTGCAGCGTGCGGAGGGTGACGGAATCCCAGTATTCAGCCTGACCCTGACGAAGCGCGGCAGGAGGTCTGGGATGGTGGACATCGAGGGCAAGCTGGCCACCAGCATCAAGCTGTCGCATGGTTCGGAGGGCATCGTCTGGCAGTACGCAAAGCCTGCAGTCTTCCGGACTAACACAACCGGAAATCGTCCGGCGAGGAGGCTCGTATGACCCAGCGTCAACTCTACGCATCAATGCCAGTCCTGACGCACGACCGCATCCGTGTGCAGTCCGGTGTGCTGGCCCACATCGCCCAGACATCCGGCGTGGACATCCTGAAGGCCGAGAGGATATTCCACTCGCTCCGAAACAAGGGCATCGTCATCCACGACAAACAACTCGGAGTGTGGCACGGCTGCGCGACAGTGCCAGACCGGAGCGGACTCGACCCAATGGCCATCCTGCTGGAGCGGGTGTCAAAACTGGAGCGGACAGTCTCCGAGCAGGCCAGACTCATCACCAGAATCAGGAGCTACATTAACGATAAAGTGTCCCAATAGTGGACATGGATGACGATTGGATGATAGTTGGATGACAAAGGGGGCTAAAGAGCAGGGGCTGCCCCTCTCCTAAAGGAGAAGGGGGGATGGGGGGAGTGAACTCGCCCTGAGGCGGTTCCCCCCCATCCAAAAAATAAAATTGACTCACCTTCTAATTTTTGTAAAAATCTAAAAAATGAAAATGACATTGACACTCATCGCGACCGCACTGGCCATCCAAGTCCACGCTGGCGACCTCATCACCGAAATTGCCAATGTCGAGTCTGGCAACCGCGCAGGCTGTATCGGCGACCATGGACTGGCGCGGGGCGCGTGGCAGATGCACCGCGAGGCGTGGGACGACACCTGTGCGCGGCTGCGGGTCAGTGCCCCATTCCAGTCGGCGACCAATTACGCCATTGCCAAGTCGGTCGCACTGGCCCACCTCGAGTGGCTCAATCGGCAGTTCATCCGCGCAACCCACCGGATGCCGACCGCGACCGACTCCTACGCCCTCTGGAATCTGGGGGTCGGTGGCTACAAGAAACGGGGCTGGGATATCACCAAGTGCCCCGCCATCACCCAGAGGGCCAGCAAGCGGGTGTCTGACTCGGTGACAAAATAGGTCATTGCTGGTGACAGGTATTAGATTCTAGACACTTTTATCGTCGGCGAGGGTCAGGACAGCGGATAGGGTGTATTTGAATGAATTTTGGTTGCCCAAGTGCGTAGCGCGAGGGTGACCCTTAGACTTTGTTGATTGAGAATCTGAATGCAGTGCCGTTAGCTCAATGAGAGCCGATTGTCGGCTTAGAGCCGTCTGCTTATGCAGCGAGATTACGTTAAAGTCGTAGCGTCACAAAACGATAAACTCAATCAACAATAAAGTTTGAGCGCGTGCGAGCGAGTATGGTGAAGCCGACCCGTAGTCATATTCGGGTGGAGCAGGTTCGAATCCTGTCGCGCTCAATAATTTCGGTCGGAGTGTTCACGGGGACGTGAACTGGGTATGATTCGTGAACTGTGCGACAGCTTTTAGGGAAGGCCAAGGGGGCGTTTTTAATTCCATCGAATTCGATGGGTTATGCGGTGGAGCCGATATCACTCGGATATTGTGTTTAGCACCTAAGTGGGAGCCTAGCTGTGGGCTGACGCTTTTCTGCTTCGCGACACATAAGGCATCAAGAAAAAGCTAAATTAATGCTTACTAGGCAGGCCAATGATGATGCACAGGGGCCATTTGTCAAAAAAAATAGATGAGGGATAACCCGTCACGTTTTTGCCGTCAGCTCCGATTCTGACCCCCTCCCCCCGTGCCGACTGAGCCGCACAAAAAACCCAATTAAATATAATGGGTATTGTGCATCCTTAATTGCCTTCACCCACAATTCCTACGCAACTGCCTGAACCGGAGTGACATCTATCACTTCCACCTCGGTCGCTGGTCGCTTGGAGGCGATGAGGGCATTTACCTGCGACGCATCGAGCTTTAGCCTGTGTTCCACCACAGTTGCGGGTGCGTCACCGCTCAGATTGGCGCACTTGTCCATCAGGATTCCCAAGCTGACGGATAGTGCCATCAGATTCTTAGGCTCCACACCCTCCTGCTGCATCACCTCGAACGTCTCCTCAATGGTGTCCAGTCCTCTCTTGGTGATGCGCTTGAGTTGCCCGACAGTGGATGTCCTGTAGAACTCTGGGTCGGCCTCCTGCATCTGCTCGCGGATGGCGATGACAGTACTTGGCGAGGTATGTTCCTCCCGCGCAATCTGCGTGATGGCGTGGCCCTTCCTGAGCCGCTGCTCAATGGTGTCTCGCAGCTCCTTGGCGATGTTGGTGGCCTTGTGCTGAGAACCCCACTTGTTCTTCTCCAGCCTAGTGGTCACCGACATGAGGTTGGACTCGTCCATCAGATTGCGCCCTGTAGCTCTCGGCACTCCTGTCTCAGCTGCGTCAGCGCGGAGATGACGTTAGCCACACCATCTGCGCGACCAGCGGCGTGGATGCGAGCCTCACCGAGTGTGTCGCGTGACACCGCCGAGTCGTACTCTGCCTGCAGGTAGTCCTCGAGTAGTTCGATGGTCAGGTCGAACATCTGGTTAGTGCCCGAGTATCCGAATACCTCTATGTACTTAGTCTGTTCTTGAGTCATTGCTGTTGGGGTTGATTGTTACCTTGCATTGGAGCCTGCTGCTG